TATTAATGTTTTGAATACTGCTGGTGATTCTATGGTAGCTTGGAACTGGGTAGCAAATGCGGGGACAACAGAATCTATAAGTGTTGGTGGCGATATTACTATAGCTTCAACTGTTCAGAAAAATACAACTGCTGGATTTAGTATTGTACAATATGTTGGAAATGGTACTGCTGGTGCAAAAGTTGGTCACGGATTATCACAAGCTCCAGAATGGATAATTACTAAAAGATTAGATAGTGCTAATAGTTGGCATGGTTATCATGCAGCACAAGGTGCAACTAAATATTTTCTTTTAGATAGTACAACTACTTTTGGCACTTCTGCACTAACTTGGAATAACACAGCTCCAGATGCAACAACATTTACTCTAGGTAGTGGTAATACAAATAATAATACAGGTCAATTTGTCGCATATTGTTGGCACCCAGTAGATGGTTTTAGTAAATTTGGAAAATACAATGGAAACGGACATGCAGATGGTCCGTTTATTTATACAGGATTTTTGCCAGCGTGGATAATGATTAAAGAAACAAATAATACTAATGATTGGCCAATTTGGGATAACGCAAGGTTTATTTCAAATCCAACAAATAATTCTTTGTTTGCGAATCTAACACAAGGTGATAATGGTTCATCAATAGATTTAGATGTATTGTCGAATGGATTTAAACCTAGAACAACTAACAGTCAAATTAACAGAAGTAGTGGCGTTTATGTTTATATGGCCTTCGCCAAAAACCCCTTCAATGGCGATGGGACAAGCTTTGTAACTGCGAGGTAAAATGCCTTTAATAAAGATTCCATTCAAACCAGGGTTTAATAAACAAATGACAAAGACCACTGCTGAATACCAGTGGACAGATGGTGACTTTGTTAGATTTCGTTATGGAGAACCAGAAAAAATTGGTGGGTGGACACAACCCATAGTAAACACCTTACCGGGTGTAGCAAGAGGTATACACAACTGGGTTGCCTTAGACGGCAACAAATATATTGCAATAGGAACTACTAAAGGTTTGTTTTTATATTATGAGGGAGCGTTTTATGATATTTCACCGCTCGGAACAGCTTTAACATCTTGCACAATTACAACAACAAACGGCTCGGCTACAGTAACAATAAATAAAACTGGGCATGAGTTAAAAGTTGGAGAGTATGTTGTTTTTTCAAGTGTTACTTTACCAGGATCTGGAACTGGGTTTGCAACCGGTGATTTTACAACATATCCTTTTGAAGTTATCTCTGTTCCAAGTGCAAACACTTTTACAATTACTATGTCATCTAATGAATCTGGAGCTGGTATCACAGCAGCTGGCTCAGCTACAGTGACTCCTTATGAAGAAATTGGTCCTTTAATTCAGACACAAGGTTTTGGTTGGGGTACTGGGACTTGGAGTGGAAGCCAAAATTGGGGTGATCCAAGTAGTTCTACTGATACTATACTTGAACCAGGAAATTGGTCATTAGATAATTATGGTGAAATTCTTATAGCCACAGTTCGTAACGGAAGAACATTTGAATGGAATCCTTCAGCTTCAAACGCTTTGACTACAAGAGCAACTTTTGTAACTTCAAATCCGACGGCCTCAGTGCAAACTATTGTATCAGATACAGACAGACATTTAATTCATTTAGGCACTGAAACCACTATAGGCACAGTTGCATCACAAGACAAAATGTTTATACGTTTTTCAGATCAAGAGGACAGAACAACATATGCTGCTACCTCTACAAACACAGCAGGAACTTTTCAGTTAGACTCTGGATCAAAAATTGTAGGAGCTGTACGAGCTAAAGATGTTACTTTTATTGTAACAGATACTTCAGCTTATATTATGCAATTTGTGGGTCCTCCTTTTACATTTTCTATTAGACAGGTCGGTACAAACTGTGGAGCCATGTCACAACATTCAATAGTGCATGTAGATGGTGTAGTATACTGGATGGGACGAACTGGGGGTTTCTTTGTATATGACGGAGGTGGTGTAAAAAAAATACCATGTTCTGTTGAAGATTTTGTGTTTACCACACAATCCAGCGATGATTTAGGTTTTAATTTTCAACAAAATGAAATTATTTTTGCAGGATATAATTCTTTATTCACAGAGATAAATTGGTTCTATCCAAAATTTGGGTCTGATGTAATTGATAGATGTGTAACTCTAAATTACAGAGAGGGTGTTTGGACAACTAGCTCACTTGCAAGAACAACTTATGTAGATAAAATTACTTTTGATAATCCTTATGCAACTGAATTTAATTCAACAGCTGTTCCTAACTTTTCTATTAATGGTATTACAAATACTGCAGGTGCAACCACTTTTTATGAACATGAAACAGGAACTGATCAAGTAGATAGTGCTGGTGGCAGAACAGCTATACCCGCCTTTATTGAGTCGGGTGATTTTAGTTTAGACTTTGAGGGAACACAAGGTGAGTTTTTTATTAAGATAAGACGTTTTATACCAGACTTTGCTAAGATAGATGGTAACGCAAAAATATCATTGTTGTTAAAAGACTTTCCAGCAGAGACAGAGACATCATCAAGTTTAGGACCTTTTACAATAACATCATCTACAAATAAAATTGACACAAGAGCACGAGGACGTTTTGCAGCTTTGAAAATAGAGAATGAAAGTATAAACGAAAGCTGGCGTTTTGGTTCTTTCCGTGCTGATGTCCAGCCAGATGGAAGGAGATAAACAATGACAAAAAGAGACCCTAAAGTAGGCACTGGTAAAAAACCAAAAAAAAGTGGCAGAAGACTTTATACTGATGAAAATCCTAAAGATACTGTTAGTATTAAATTTGCTACACCAACTGATGCAAGAAAAACAGTTGCTAAAGTAAAAAAAATAAATAAACCTTATGCAAGAAAAATACAAATACTGACAGTAATGGAACAACGTGCTAAAGTAATGGGAAAAAATCAGGTTGTTAGTATTGCTAAAAAAGCAAAAGAATCTTTAAAAAAAGCGAGGAAAATTGGCTAAAATAAATTTACTTATACCACAACTTAATGAAGAATATGTTATGGAAAATCAAAGACAAATGTCTTATAGTATTGAAACATTAGTAAATCAATTAAATTTTTCATATCAAAATGATTTGAAAAAAGAACAAGATGCATTTAACTTTTTTATGAGCTAATGACAATACGATATAAAAATCAAGGGTTTTCGCTAACAACAACTGACACGGTGAGTGTCTTAACATCACCGACAAGTGGACGTTGTTTAGTAAAACAAATACAAGTTCATAATGGTGCTAGCGGTGTAGTAAATTTAGCAACACAGGTAACCGACACAAGTGCATCAGGAACATTTAGAATTGATAATGCTGCCATAGCCGCTAATACAACACGACAAATCATATCTCAAACGTTAGTATTAGAGGAAGGTGATATAATAAAGATGACAGCAAGCACAGCTAATGAAATACAAGGTATAATATCTTACGCCCTTATTGATCGCTCTCAAGAAAATGGTTGATTTAATTTTTTAATTATGTAAATTTAAATACATGACAACATATATAATAGTAAATTTAGTGCTTTATTTGATTTTTTAGTTATGACAAAAATAATACATTGTGAATCAAAAACTAAGATCACAAACAAAAGAACTGGTAAAGTATATGCATCAGAAAAAGAAGCTAAATTCGATGTCGAGGACAAACTGTCTGCAACAACTGAGGAAGACATTCAAAGGGACGTTACAATTATCGTACCGCAGTTGGATATCGAAGGAGGAACAGATTGAACCCGTTGGGAGGAACTGAACTTCAACACAATTTTTTACATAAAAATGTTAAAAAAGAGTTGTTAGAAGGTGTTCAAATCTGTTTATCTGTTCCTGAAAAAACACCGCTATCTAAAGATAAAGTAAATATCTTATGGCAAAAAAATGCCCCAAACCAACCTAATATCGAGCCTTGGTTTAAAAATAAACAAAACCACACAAAATACGATTGGTATGTATTTAATTCACATTGGAATTACGAACAGTTTAGAAAAAGTTTTAATCTACCAACTGACAGGTGTCATGTAATCAAAAATGGTGTGACAAGTTTTCCAAAAACAAATAATTTTAACGAAGGAGATCGTTTAAGAATTATACATCATAACACGCCCTGGAGAGGTTTAAATGTATTATTGGGTGCTATGCAGTATCTTGAAGGTGAAAACATTGAGCTTGATGTATATAGTAGTTGTGAAATATATGGAGATGAGTTTAAAAAAGATAACGACCATAATTATCAAGAGTTGTATGATCAAGCTAGAAAGTTGCCGAATGTAAATTATATTGGTTATAGACCAAATGATTTTATATTAAGTAAATTACCAAATTATCACCTGTATGTGTATCCAAGTATATGGGAAGAAACGTCCTGTATTTCTTTGTTAGAGTCTATGGCTGCTGGCTTATACTGTGTCGTGACTAATTATGGTGCTATTTACGAAACAGGGTCAGAGTTTCCTATATATATCAACTATGAAACAAATTTTAATAATCTTGCTTTTCAATTTGCAGAAGCTATTAAAGTAGCACGAGACACGCTCCACGAACCTATGATAAGAAAACATTTGTCTTTACAACAAGCCTTTGTAAAAAGATTTTATTGTTGGGAAAAAAAGGCACATGAATGGACTAATTTTCTTACAGGTGTTTTAAATGCAAAACAATAAACCGATTTGGATAAAAAAACCAAAAAATACAGATAAATATAAAATCAAACTTTTTGTAGCTACACCTGTTCACAGTGAAGTATCCATACATTTTACACAAACAATGCTTGAGCTACAAAAAGAATGTATGAAAAGAGATATACTTGTAACATTTCAATTGATGAAATCTTCCTTAGTTACTCAGGGACGTAATTTATGTGTCAGTGCTTTCTTACAAACAGATTACACACATCTTCTATTTGTTGACTCCGATATTGCTTTTGATGTTGAAA